AAAAGATAATGTAGTAGTAAATCCAGAGGAACTAACTTGGAGAAAACTGACTCCATTAGAATGTGAACGATTGCAAACATTACCAGATAAATATACCGAAGGGGTATCAAATACACAACGATACAAAATGATTGGTAATGGTTGGACTATTGATGTGATTGCACATTTATTAAAACCTTTAGTACAACCTTCTATGTTTTAAACAAAAAAAGCAGTTTATTTGGAGAATAAACTGCTTACTTTTTTAACAATAAAAACGAATATTTATAATGAGTAAACATTCTTTTAAACATTATTCTTTTTTTGGAGTAATGTCAATTATATTCACACCTTCTCCTATCTTTCTTTCTAATTCTTCTAATCGCTTCTCTAACTGTTCTCTATTCATACCTTCAATAGTATTGTGCGTAACTTCTTTTTTATCAACGAACAATCCAGCGAGTTGTCCAGAACGATATTCAGAGTTGATTGCTCCTGTGTATTGACCTTTAGCTTCTGCACCATCACGAAGTCTTTCAAATGTTTTATAGCGGCGGAGCTTATCTTTTTCATATTTTTCATGCTCTCGGGCCAGCTCCCCTTCTAGATAACGACAAACGTGAGGGTTAAGATCAGAATTAGTCAGTTTACTAGCGAGAACCATTGCCGTTGATCTGTTTTTAGTTTTATATCCAGCTTTGATTAAAGCATCAGCTTTACTAATCTGACCCCAATTTTTTACTAATATTTCAACAAAAGTTTTTTGTTTAATAGTCAGGTCATCAGTTGAACGTAATATAGCTTTCTTTTGAGGCATTAAGTTATCACCGAAGTATATAAAGTTGAAACGTAATAAGTAGGTGATTCAACAACAGATTTTCTAAATTTTTTTATTTTACCTTTATGTTGTCTTCTAATTTTTACTTCTTTAATAGCCTGAATAGATTTACTAAAGTTATCATATTTTGTCCACATAATTTGCCGCATTGTAAACTGTATTCTTCTTTTTTCTATAGATTCAATATAAGCATTTAAAACTTCTTCCGAATCTAAATCACCCCAACCACAAACTTTTTGAAAATCTTTACAATTAGATATGATCCAATTATGAGCTTTACCTTTTTGTACTGAATTTTTTCTATCAGAGTGTTTTATTAACACATCTTCAATGGCATTTAACAAAACACCTCGCCATAACTTTTCTTCAGCAGTTAAATTATCTGCATGCACTAAAGTTTTACTAATCCTATAGCCTAGTGTTCTTAATACTTCTGGTGCTAAATACATTAATGTCCATATTTTTTAATTAACCTCACTAATATTTCCTTATATAGTGTTAGGACACGATTGTCAAATTTTGTATCAGATAAATTCTTTTTTAAAGTTAAATAATCACAACAAATTTCTTCTAAAAATTCACATTTTTCTTCAGGACTAAAATGATATAACTCTATTTCGTGTGCTTCATACAAATCTGAAAACCTAAACATCATGACTTTTCTCCTATTTTTTTATTCTTTTATGTCCTCGACTAAATGTTTTTGTTTGAGAATTACAGTTTGGACACAAAAAACGTAAATTTTTTAGTCTATTATCGTTATTAATACCATTAATATGATCTAACACTAAAGTCAAGGGTCTGCTCCGCCACATCGGTTGTAAACTACATACAGAACATACATAATTTAATAAATTTTGCAAAATAATACGATCTTTAACTCTATGTCTAGGGTGGGGTGAATTTACCACAAACACCTCAGAATCACGTTTTCTATTAGATAAAAACCGTCTTTCTTGAGGCGTGAGGCGTTTTCCTTGTGCTATTTTTCGATAAACAAGCGACTTTTTTTTAAGTAATGTCACTTTTTTTTAATATATTCTTTAACAAGTCATCTTTTTTAACGTGTTCTTTTTTTGCTCTGTATGAAATACTATCGTCTACAAGTTTAGCTATTTGTTGATCTGGTGTCCTAAACTTATCGTTAGCTAATCCTTTTAATAGTTTAAACGTGTTTATTCGTATCGCAATACTTCTCCATTTGGTCGTGTCCATGTAATCTCCTTAAATTAAATAATAAAAAAAACCTACGATACCTGCTGTCAATAGCAAAAATAACTTAGGAAACATAAGTAAAAATAACAAAAACAAAGATAAATATATTTTAGTCATTAAAACCTCTGCAAATTTTTAAGCTTTTCTCTTATATCTTCACCATATTCTTTAGCTTCTTTACATAAAAAATCAGCAGTTTCTATTCTTAAACCATATATATCTTTTAACTTATCCATAGCTTCCCCAGTAGATAAAGCCTCATCTTGTACTTCTTGTAAAATACGTTGTAAACCACTATACCAGGCACTAAACTTAGGTGTTTTTGGTGCAGAAAAACTTTCTTGCACTTTAAACATATTTTCTGAAGGGCTACTCATTGTTTCAATTCCATAAAATACTCCTTATATTGTATATACTAAATATAAGAAATATCGCATAAATGTCAAGGTATATTGACATACTTATCATAAATCTATAGATTTAAGTTAGAGGTAATAATGGAACTATTAAATGAAAAAATAGCTCTCGAACATAAATGGACAAAGTTATATAAAGAGAACGGAGTATATACCACAGACATGATACCCCTTACTTTAAAAATAAAAAATATAACTAAAAAATTAATTGTTCAAGATCAAGAGCTTGCTCATAAAAGATTTCACAATTCAAGCACTTAAGTAGCTTGACCGAAATCATCTCCGATGGCAACATCGACAACAGATGGGACTATCAGTTCCACACAAGACTCCATCTCTCTCTTTATTTTCTTTATGTCTTCATCATCTTTTATATTAAAACATAATTCATCATGTATTTGCAGAATAGGTAAATAACCTTTTTTAGCACATTCTATAATTGCAGTTTTAGTTTGATCAGCACTAGAACCTTGTATCAATCTATTTAAGGCTTTATAAGTAAAGGCTCTTTTAATATTATTTCTACCATATTTAGCACTAGCATTATCATATCGTTCAGCTACATGTATTCCAAAATCTTTTGGCTCCCACATATCAAATCTACACTTACGTCCTTTTTTAGTTCTAATAGTGCCTGTGTCTGACGCAAGCCTCATACATTTTTCAGATAAGTTTCTCATAAAAGGTACTTTACGATTATATTTATTTATTAAACTAGTAGCATCTTCTAAAGGTAGCGATAACATATTAGCTAATTTATTTTTACCCATACCATACATTAAACCTAATCCAATAGTCTTAGCTTGTTTCCTGTCAATACCTACGATGTCTGCAACAGTTTGATGAAAATCCGCACTTGCATTTGCGTAAGAATCAACGAGTTCTTGACTACCTTCATAACCAATTGCAGAAGCATAATGTACTGCCATTCTAGGTTCTTGCTGACTATAATCAAAACTTCCCCATTTACAATCTTCTTCTGGTAAGAACAAACCTCTAATTAAAGGGCCGAGTTCCTTGTTACGTGCTGGTAGTTGTTGTAGGTTAGGGTTTGACATAGATAGTCTGCCAGATACTGTTCCCCCGGAGTCATTACGTAACTGTTGTATCTCAGCATGAATACGTCCTTTGTATTCATATTTCATAACACTAGCTAAAAAAGTAGAATGAAATTTATTTACTTCTCTAGCACGAACAATAAGTTTAGATATCTCATTAGAATCACTTAACAACCACTGTTGTGTAAAACTAGGTTCTCCACTTTTAGGTGTTTTAGGATAGTCAATATTTAACTTATCAAAAGCAAAACCAATCTGTCTTGCATTCCATATATCAATATCTACACCACTTAATTTTTTTATAGCATGTAGTACCGTTTTTTCTTTTTGTGCAAAATCTATTTGTAACTTAGCGGCTTTCTCAACATCTACTCGTACACCTCTTTCACGCATTTGTATAAGCACAGGTAATAAGTTTTTTTCTAGTTCCCATACTGTTTGTAAATCTTGCTTACTAATTTCATGTTTAAATCTTTGCCATAAAAGATACGTGAGCCGTGCATCTTGCTCTGCGTAATAGCCAACATATTCTGCTGGCAGTTTCCACATCTCAGCTTTCGGATCTACACCATGAGCACGAGCCGCTTCATTTAAATCCCCCTCTGCTTTTACCTCACCTAAATAATCCTTAGCAAGAGCGTTTAATTTATAAGTATATCTGTTTTCATTAATCAAAGCCCCAGCAATCATGGTATCGACAATTTCCCCACGAACTTCGATACCATATGCCTTCAACCACCCTACATCATATTGAGCATTGTGGAATATCTTACGACAAGGTAATGCACACACGTCTTTCATATATTGCAGTACTTGTTCTTTAATTAAATTACCACCACCAAAATGTTCCATAGGGTAATAACCTTGCCAACCTTCTGTTGCTACAGCAAAGCCAACTATCTTTCCTCGACCTGTAGCCCACCCCGCACCTAATCCATTATTTATACCATCATCTTTGGTTTCTAAATCTATTGCGATCTCATCTGCCTCCGACAAATCTTTATAATCTAATGGTGCAGACCATATATTCTTCTTTAAGTTAAAAACTAACTGCATTGCTGCCATAAAACCCCCTGTGAGCTTGTGTTTGAGATAAAAAACCGTTTAAATGGCCTCTGAGTGCATGTAAAAATACTTTGCTTATGATTATACCTTGAAAATTACTCATAATCACGTTCTATTATCATTTCACAATAGTGTATAGCTTTTTTAATATCTTCCTTCTTACCTTTTAGTTTATGTCTACAAATATACTTTATAACATTACCTTCTGCAAACAAAAGTTCGTTATCGTTAACAAACTTAGAAGGTTGTATTTTAAAATCTTTATAATGATCACTACCTTTATCCCATACTTTACTTGACATTTTTTTTCTCCCTTACTTCTTTTCTAGTTACATAATAATCGTTTTCTTCTACTGTTCTTAAAGTAAAACCTTTAGATAATAAATTCCATAATCTTCCTTCTACTTCATGTTTAGTAGGTCTAGTTTTAAATTCCATTTTATAATTAATAACGTACTTGTTCATTATAAAATTCCTGAATTTTGTAAACCTATAATTGTATAAATTAAAGTATATATTAATAAAAACTCCATTATTCTCCTCCTAAAGGTATATCATAAACCTTTCTAATCTTTGTTAAAAGTTTTAAACTAGGACTATATCTTTTTTCAATTAAATTTATTATGTGTGTAGATGAAACATCTAAATCAGAAGCCATTTGATGCACATCTATTTTTTTATCTTTCATTATTTTTTTAAAATTCATTATCTTTCTCCTTTAAATATATTAAATAATCTTGTCCAATAGGGTAATTGTATTTATAATCACTAGATAGTATATGTAGAGTATCTCTAGCCCTTGTAGCTCCTGTGTATATCACTCTACGTTCATCTGATTTCTCATCTACATTTTTATTATAAAAGTTAGAAGGCCAGTTTGCTTTTGAATATAATAATACATTGTCAGCCTCTCCTCCTTTAACACTATGTATAGTGTCTATAATTATTTGAGGGTCTTCATCAAGTTTTTGTTGACCATATCTTTTTAATAAACGAACAAAATATTCTGTTTGAGCGGGTGTAAAATTTCTAGTTAAAATCTCCCACCAAGGTCTAGACATATCTTCTTTTTGCATATCTAAACCACACCAATCTCTTAATTCATTAAAATCATATAACTTAACATCTACACAACCTGACCAAAACCTAGGAGTTCTATACTCTAAATCTTTTAGAGCACGTATGTATTTATACATGTTCTCTGCTTGTAGTTTTGTAATACCTTTACCCTTACTAATTCTTGTCCAAGCTTTAATACCTTCCCATTGTTTAGTATCAAAAGATTTGTTTACTTTATTATCAGCATAATATAGGCCAGCATTTTTAGCGGCAAAACGTAACTCATTAACTGTAGTATTTATACGACCTAGAATATACCAAGTACCGGGTAAATCACCTATAGGAACTTCATTAAAGTTTAAATATCTTTTTACATAACCTTTTTTAGATCTAGGGTAATATTCTTTTTCTACACTATCTAATATACCTCTTCTTATAATCTGGCTGAAGTGATGTATAGCTTCACCAAATCTTCTAGTTTGTCTTAATATGACCCTTCTACCAGGAAAGTATTTAGTAAAGTATTTAGGGTCAGAACCATTCCATTTATATATACTTTGATCATCATCTCCTGCAATATAAATTCTACTTACATTGTCAGCCATTTTGTAAAGAACAGACCACTGCAACGGAGTGAAGTCCTGAGCTTCATCTAATATCAATACTTTTAATTTAGGAAACTCTACTTCATCTATTGTTCTTTCAATCATGTCT